ACATTGAGCATTATGCCAAGGTTGTAGCCGAAAAAGCGAGAGCACGAAAGGTTATTGAAGATCTCAATCAAACGATAGCCAATGTATATGATGGTCAATCAGACCTAAATGACATACTTGTCCAGACTGAACAAGCTTTGTCAAACATAGCAAATGACAAACAGACTGGATTCCGTCCAATTATTGACGTCATTGATTCCACGCAGTCAATTATTGACGAGCGCTCACAACGTGTTGGTGATGTAACAGGAACACCAACAGGTTTTACAGATTTTGACAATATCACGACTGGTCTACACACTGACAACCTGATTATTCTTGCAGCACGGCCAGCGATGGGAAAAACAGCTTTCGCTCTAAATATTGCCCAAAATGTGGCAATAAGAGCCGGGAAACCAGTAGCAATCTTCTCTCTTGAAATGGGAGCAGAAAGCCTTGTAGAGCGCATGCTCTCAGCAGAAGGCTTGATTCCATCGTACCATGTCAGAACAGGGAACCTCTCTGAAAGCGAATGGCGCAGAATGATCCTGGCACAGGAACAACTTGCAAAAGGAAAGATCTATATTGACGATACAGCAGGAATTCAGATTGCTGAGATTCGATCCAGAGCCAAGCGATTGTCTCAAGAGACCGGTGGCCTTGGATTGATTGTAATTGACTATCTTCAGTTAATCACTGGTAGAGGTAGAGAAAATCGGCAACAGGAAGTGTCTGAAATTTCAAGGCAATTAAAAATATTAGCCAAGGAATTGAAAGTTCCAGTAATTGCATTGAGTCAGCTATCTCGTGGGGTTGAGCAACGAAATGACAAAAGGCCTGTGCTCTCAGATTTAAGAGAGTCAGGATCGATTGAGCAAGATGCCGATATAGTCGCATTTCTCTATCGAGAGGCTTATTACAAACGTGAAGAGCAGGAAGAACCTGATAATGTTACAGAATTGATCCTTGAAAAAAATAGACATGGCAGTTTAGGAACAGTCAAACTATTCTTTCACAAGGAGTATGCGAAATTTTCAAATAAGGAGGCTTGATTAATGGTAACTGAGAATCGTAGATATTACTGGTTACAACTAAAAGATGACTTCTTTAATTCCAAAGAAATGAAGCTCATGAGAAAGCTTCCAGGCGGGGAAGAAATCACAATCATCTACCTAAAAATGATGCTGGCAAGTCTAGCAGAACAAGGAAAACTATATTTCGAGGGATTGGCAGAGGATCTAGCAGAAGAACTATCTCTATTGATAGACGAAGATCCAGAAGCGATCAGATTAACACTAATGTTTTTAACAAAAAAGAAATTATTGACTACATCAGACAATTATCAGTTTAACCTCGAACAAGTTCCAGAAATGGTAGGAAGTGAAACAGCAAGTACCCGTAGGTCTCGCAAGCATCGAGAGAATCAAAAAGCGTTGCAATGCAACACCGATGCAACAAAAGGCAACGGAGATATAGATATAGATATAGATATAGATATAGATAAGGAGCAAAAAGCTCAATCAGATGTCTATGATGAAATTATCAAATATCTTAATGACAAAACAGGATCTCATTTTAAACCTACTAGCAAATCGACTCAAAGACTAATCAATGGTCGTTTGAGTGAAAATTACTCAATAGATGATTTTAAACATGTTATTGATGTAAAAACTCTTGAGTGGAAGAATGATTCCAAAATGTCCAAGTATTTAACTCCAGACACATTGTTTAATGCAAGTAAGTTTGAAAAATACTTAAATCAGAAGATGCCTTCGATTGCATCAAGTCAACAACAAGACGAAAGGTTAGGGTTTTAATGCATCCGGATTATGAAATAGGTTCAACTAGTGAACCAAAAATATGTAATAAGCATGGATCCAAGATGATCAATGCAAAAGTCATGATTAATGGATCCCAGCAATTACTTGACATTTGTCCAGAATGTGAAAAAGAAGGGATCAATGAATTACAGGAACATTTAAAGCAAGAAGCAACTATCCAGTCCGTTCTAGCAAATACATACAAAGTATTTGGCCGTGAGAGCATCTATTCCAAAGAATTGGAAGACAAAACACTTGATAATTACGATGCTGGAAATAAGCGGTGTGAACAAGCTTTGAATTTTTCAAAAAGAATGTTGCGAGACTTTCTGAAGTACGAAACAGGAAATGTGATCTTGAGCGGTCCTCCAGGGGTCGGAAAGAGCCATTTATCTATTGGAATAGCCAAGGCATTAAATGAAAAATTTAAAGAATGCAAGCAACCAAAGAGTGTGCTATTCATTTCGACTTCTGCGCTCTTTTCAAAAATTGAAGAAAGTTTCAATAATCGAGGGGACTTCACCGAAAGTTATGCTGTGAATCTGCTGAGCAACGTTGATTTTCTTTTCTTTGACGATTTAGGAAAAGAAAGCAGTATGAGCGGAAGCCTCAAAGAAGCAAATGAGTGGAGACAACGAGTACTGTTTAAAATCTTGGACAATCGTCAAACAACATTTTTTAACACGAACTTATCGAGCAACGATATTAAAACAATTTACAACAAGGCCCTTGCTGACCGGATCTTCAAGGGCGCAAGCAAACATATTTTTAAATTCCCAGAGGATACAGAAAGCAGGAGATATTGATGGAAAACAAACAATTAAAAGATTTAATCGCAAAAGTTCAGCGCTGGTTTTATGACCGGAATTTGCAAACGCAAGATCCAAACAAGCAATTTTTGAAATTGTATGAAGAGATCGGTGAACTTTCACGAGGACTGGCAGAGAATGATGAGGCTGTTACGAAAGACAGCATTGGGGACATCACTGTAGTATTAATCGGTTTAACGTTACAGTTGGAAATCAAAACAGAAGAAATTTTCCCAGAAAATAATACATTCGTATTTTCCAAGGCAGCAAAGTCTGAAGACTATTTTGTTTTGATGATGGACCAATCATTAGCAGCTTATTTCAATCGACAATCATACCAACTGAAAAATGTTGTTTATGAGTTGATGCGAATTTCATCATTGCTACATCACGACTTCGTTGAGTGTTTGAACATTGCCTATGAGGAAATCAAAGATCGAACAGGGAAATTAGTCGATGGTGTTTGGATTAAGGAGGAGCGACTAAAATGACAGAAGAAATTTTAAATAGTGGTTTTGACAAAGTAAATAAACCTAATCACTACTGTGGGCAATATGGTCTTGAATCAATTGACATTATTCGCAATTTTGCTGGAGGACCAAAAGAAGTCCGAGGATTTTATTGGGGAAATGTCATAAAGTATCTTTGCCGCTATCAGAAGAAAAACGGATTGGAAGATCTAAATAAAGCAAAGAAGTACTTAGACTGGCTTATCGCAGATTTGAAGCGTGAAGATCTCGAAAAGACAGCGATTGTTAAGCAGGAGTGAAAGTTATGAGACATTATACGAAAAATCAAATGGATCACTTTCGTCAGCAACTGCAATTGTTGATTTTAGGAAAAGGCCTTACTCGCAAAGAACTCTCTAAAAATCTTTATCGTGGTGAACAGACGATACAAGAGTGGATCACGAAAGACGATATCAGTCCAAATCATGTACAAGAGCTGTGCGAGTATTTTGGCATCGAGGAAAAATCATTGATGGGCGACCCTGAAGAACTTGCTGATTATAAGTTATATGATCGTGATAAGTACATCTGCACAGGGACTTTAAAAGAGCTGAGCAGAATTACTGGAAAGGACAGTGCATTACTTAAATATTACATCCACTTAAACGAGCAAGGGAGAAATGCAGGACATCTAAAACTAGAAAGGGTAATCGAAGATGAAACGTAAAATCGATTGGCTAATCATTAACTTGGTGTTATTGGCAGGAATTACATTAGTGGTTGCTATCAATCTCAACTCCAGATTGGTTGAGCAAGAAAAAACAATCAAGGATATGCAGTGGACCGTTCAGGAACACGAACTGAGTATCCAAAGATTAGCTGAACAAAACACTGCACAAGAAGTAATCCTAAACAAATTAAATCGGGAATACCAAGTGCAGGAACGAAAAAAGGCAGAAGCAGTTAAGGAAGCTGCTGAAATGAACAACGTGGGAGGATAATAATGATCAACAATGTGACTCTTATTGGTCGGCTAACAAGAGATGCAGAACTACGATACACACCGAGCAATATTGCGACAGCTCAATTCAATGTCGCATGCAACCGAAATTTTAAAAATGCAAATGGTGAATATGATGCAGATTTTATCAACTGTGTGATGTGGAGAGAACAAGCAGAACGTTTCTGCAATTGGACCAAAAAAGAATGCTGGTCGGAATTACGGGAAGAATTCAGACTCGAAGTTATGAAGGAAACGATGGAAAACGTGTATATGTGACTGAAGTAGTCGCAGAAAATTTCCAAGTTCTGGAAAAACGTGATAACACTGCCAACCAGAACAGCATGACTGAACAGATGCCACCTAACTATGCAAATCCGATGGACATTGATGAAAGTGATTTGCCATTTTAAGAACAAAAGGAGAAAAAACAATAGCATTTACTTTAAAGAAAGAAGTTGAGGAGGTAAAGGGATGAATAGGATTAGAGAGTTACGGAAATATCAAAATATAACTCAAGAATATTTAGCGCAACAATTAGGTGTCGCAAAATTGACTATCTCAAAATGGGAAAGAGGGATACATCAAATAAAATCTGATAAAGCGGAAATGTTATCCAGTATTTTAGGAGTACCTTTACCATATTTATTAGGAATCGATGACGTGAGCGAGCAAGACTTGCCAGTATATAAGCAGTGCATCTTGGAATTAAATAATGTTTCAATTAACTTGCTACGTAATATAGATAAACTGACTTCCCAAAATTTGAGTGATATTAAAAGAGAGGCCAGAAATTTATATGAAAGCCTAGTGCGGTTGCAATGTGAGGCAGAAAGGATAGAAACATGGAAAAAGAGTTAAAAAACCACTCAACAGGGAACCGTATTAAAGAGCTTAGAAAAGCTAATAAGTTGACTCACAAAGAGTTAGCGGGAAAATTAGGGATTTCCACTAGAACTCTTCAAATGTGGGAAAGTGGGAAAAATCTTTCTTTTATTCCTAAAATGTCAAAATTGGCCGATTTCTTTGGCGTATCAATCACTGACCTTTTTGACCTTCCTGGACCCAAAGGGATGGATAAAATTAAAGAGTCTGGGGGATGCAAAAAAGCCACAATCCCGAAGTTTGTGGCGGACTGGTATGAGGGACACAAAGATGATTTTGAAGGAAATTTGTTTAGGTGTATTGATCAGATGCCAGATCCTTTTAGTGGGGAAAAATTAAGCGATTTCGATGAATGGATAGTAGATGATCACACTAAACCATTTCAAACTCTTGTAAATATGCACCAATTCGGTTACACAGTCGAGGAAGAGAAGCGGTATCTGGTGAAGATGAGAGATCTTGAAACTGGCTTTAATCTTTTAAATCGACATAAAACAGAGAATTACTGGATCTTTTCAAGTAAAGACGAAAGTGTTACCTATCAAGTGTGTCACACTCGCAAAGAGCTTGAAGAAGATGGTTGGGGCTGGGTGTTTGATTGCCCAGGCATTGATATTGAGGAGGTGGAAGAATGAATAAACAAGAATTGGTCAAAAAGTATGAGGAAACTATTTATGCGATTATCGCAACTGAGGAAGTTTTGAAAGATCTGAAACAACTAGACGAACCGCAGAAACCAGTTGTACCGCCGTTTGTGGCGGATTATATTAAATATGCCATAGAGAATGATTGGGATCTTCAAGATTTATTTAAGTATATAGAAGATGAAGAAGATGAAAAACTTCTGAGATGGGTTTATCACGAACGTAATCAAGAAACGCTTGCTGCCGCTTGGATCAATGGCTATACAGTCGAGAAAGAGAAGCGGTATTTGGTGAAGATTAAAGGGATCGACAGCAAAAGTTGCTATTTAAAACGTGTCGGCAACAAGTGGATTATTAGTACATCTGATGAATGTAGGTATATGTATATACACACGGCACACACCCAAAAAGAGCTTGAAAAAGCTGGGTTTGGTGAAGTATTTAACAGCCCGTTGTTTGAGGTTGAGGAGGTAGATTAATGGGATTTATTAGTTGGTTAACTTTGATATTAATAACTTTGAAATTGTTAGGTGTAATCTCTTGGAGCTGGTTCTATGTCTTTATGTCTGCAATAGCTGACCTAGTAATTTCTGTTTTGATTTTAGTGGTAGCTAAAATGATATGGGATAAGTAGGATTTGTTGTGTGAAAGCGAGGAGAAAAATGGCTACTGCAAAACGAACATCAGACATAACTGTGGCACTTTATGAATGGAATAAATTGACAACCAGAGATATCTATGAAGACGAAAAAGAAATATTTGGCGATGGATTCGATTTTGTTTGGGAAGGTAAAACTCCAGAAATTGATGAGGAAGTTCTTGTATATAATCCAAAGACACAAGAGATAACCACTGACATCTGGATTGATTTCGGGAACGGTATTGGATTTGAAAACATTTACGAAGATACGGTATTCTGGATGAGTTATCCAAAACCACCAAAGGGGATGGAAGAATGAATAAACAAGAGCTGATTGAGAAATATGAAAATAAGTTGAAAGATAGCCAATTAACATTTGGAGCAAATTTTAAAACCAAAGTCTATGAGGGTCTTGTGGAAGATTTACGACAACTAGACGAACCGAAAGTAACAATCCCGCAGTTTGTAGCTGATTGGATTGAGGAAGGAAAAAAACATTGTAAAGATGTGTCTGATTTATTCGATTTTGATTTTACGAATGAAGAAGTCGGTAACTGGTTTTTGCAAGAAAAGCCGTTTGACTTAGTCGCCCGTGCTTGGCTTGATGGCTACACAGTTGAGAAAGAGAAGCGGTATTATGTAAGATTTAAAGGGATGGAAAGTGATGATTTTAATTACTTAAACTTTATCAAATTTCAACACGCTTGGGTGTTATCGTCAATAAAACTAGATAAGAAATTTCGTACAGAACACACTAAAAAACAGCTTGAAGAAGCGGGTTTTAGCTGGGTGTTTCATTGTGAAGGGATTGAGATCGAGGAGGTAACAGAATGATTCCAGACGATCGCTTTATCATAGAACTTATTGAAGATGAAGATATTATCTTCAATAAAGATAGTGAATATCACAAGCAGAAGAAAAAAGAAAAGAGGAACCCCATTTTTAAAAGGAATAAGTCCAAAAAAAGATAGGCTCTTTAAAGAGGTGAAAAATGACAGATATAATGATACTAGATGCTTGTTGTGGCAGTCGTATGTTTTGGTTTGATAAAAATGAGAGCCATACAACTTTCATGGACATAAGAAAAGAAAAGTTTGAAATCCATGGTAAAAAAGTTAATGTAGATCCTGATGTTATCGGCGATTTTCGTGATATGCCATTTGAAAATAATACTTTTAATTTGGTTGTTTTTGATCCGCCTCATTTAAAATGGGCTGGTCCAAATTCGATAATGAGAGCTCAATATGGTCAGCTAGACAAAATCACATGGCTGGAAGATTTAGTCAAGGGTTTTGAGGAATGTATGAGAGTTCTAAAAATTGGAGGTACACTGGTTTTCAAATGGTCCGATTGCCAGGTAAATGTAAAGAAAATACTAGAGTCAATACCATTTAAGCCCTTATTTGGACAGCAAAGAGGGACGACTCATTGGATGACGTTTGTAAAATTTGAGGAGGTGGAAGAATGATTCCAAAGTATAGAGCGTGGGACAAAGAAACACAAACAATGCTAGATGTCTCCTTGATAGATTTTAAGAAAAGCGTTTTAGTCGGTGAGCATTGGGAATTTGGTGAAACAAATTTCATAAACTTTGATGATGTCAACCTCATGCAATCCACAGGACTATTTGATAAAAACGGCAAGGAGATTTTTGAAAAAGATATCCTTGATTATAACGGCAGAAAAGTCATTGTTAAATGGCATGGTTCTTATGCTAGTTTTATTTACGAGTTTGTAGACGAGTTACAAAACAGAAAGACCGAGTGGAAACCACTTTATCTCTCTTATTATCACTTTAAAATTATCGGGAATGTATATCAAAATCCCGAATTGTTGGAGTTAGAGGTGGAAGAATGACAATTGTATTTTATTTAAAAAATGGTCGTAAGTTTGAAGCACATGGATGTAGTTGGGATGACTTGGATAGATTGGCTAGTCAATTTAACAACGGGCATTTAATGCGTGTTAAGGGGTTATATGTCAATCCAAACGAGCTAATTTCTTACGTAGTATACGATGTCGAGGAGGAATAATGGACTTACAAAACTTTATCTATTTACTATTCGCAGCAGTCTGGATCTCTGGCTTGATCTGGGCTGGTGTGATTGCGTTTAAATGCAGGGAGCATAAATGAAATTATATGTAGTTAGAAAATATCACGGTCATTCGAGCTGGCAGGACCCAAAACATTCAGCTAAATACATTGAGAAAGAATTTGAAAATAGACATGACGCACTTGCTTATCGTGAAAGCTTGGGCTTGCAAGGAATTGTAGAAGTCTATACAAAAGAGGTAGATGAATGAATTTAAGAAGCAGATATGGGTATTTAATACTAGCTCTGAAGCAGTATCCATTCGAGAAAGAAATCAAGGAACGTATCGAAGAAATTGAAGTACCTTGGAAACCAACCGATCCAAATACGGGGATCAAGAGTAATAAGGTAATGACACCGAAAGCTCTGTCCGATATCATCAAGAAAGAATCGGATCCAGAGCTGCATCGTCTCGAATTGCTCAGAGAAGCAATCAGCACTATCAAGATTTTGACACCAGAAAAACAATGGGCTGCAATCAAAGAAGTATACATTGATGGAACTCTAACTGTGGAGGGAGCATCAATCAAATACTTACATTGCAGTAAATCTCTTGCCTACAAGGAAGTGATTGAGCCATTCTTTAGCGGACTAGAAAAGAAAATCTATGAACTATCTGTGAACACTAAGATTAATATTAATTTGGAAAAAAGTTAAAAATACAGTCGAAAGTGTGGAAAAAATTTAAAAATAAGGTGGTAAAATTATATCATCGGGTAAAACCGAAGAGAGGTCTCCTTATAGAAAATTGGTTGGGAATTAGCTTAATTTGGACAAGAGCACTGGATTTTTAATCCAGGGACACAGGTTCGAATCCTGTATTCTCAATAAGTGTAAGTCAGCAATGCTGGCTTTTTTATTTTAACGTGAAAGGAGGTGACACTGTGAACATTGTGGATCCTATTCGTGACAAAGACGATATCCAAGCAATGAAGGAATATTTGCGAGAATGGAATGAGCGGAACTACTTGCTCTTTTTATTTGGCATAAATTCCGGATTGCGTGTAGGAGACATACTGCGAATACGAGTAAAAGATGTGCAAGGTTGGTATATCAAAATAAAAGAGCAGAAGACTGGAAAAAGGAAACAGCTCAAGATGACAAAGACTCTGAAGAAAGAAGTCAGAGAGTACATCAAAGATATGCCACTGCATCATTATCTGTTTCAAAGTCGCATCGGAAAAAACAAACCACTGGACAGGCGGACAGTCGATTGGATATTGAAGACCGCAGCTATCGAGTGTGGGATTGAAAACATTGGCACCCACTCGATGAGAAAAACATTTGGCTATCATTACTACAAAAAGACTAAAGACGTGGCAATGCTCATGGATCTATTTAATCATTCATCTCCTGCAATTACGCTGAGGTACATTGGGATTAGACAAGATCAACGAGATAAAGCCATGTCTAATTTTGATTTATAGTTATCAATTAGACACAACGAGTAAAACGCTA